ACCGGATGGCCGCCCCCTCCTTTTTATAGTGGGCCCAGGACCAATCAAATTGCAGTTTCGTGATCTCTTTAATTATTGTTGGGCCTATAAAGTCTTGCAGCCCAAGGAAATTACACAAGATGTGGGATCCACTTTTGCACGCGTTCCCTGACACCGTGCACGGCTTGCGTTGTATGCTAGCCGTAAAATACCTGCAGGAGGTTGAGAAGACGTATTCGCCGGATACGGTCGGATACGACTGGGTGCGCGACTTGATCCTTGTCGTTCGCGGCAGGAACTATGTCGAATCGAAAAGCAGATATCATCATTTCAACGCCCGCCTCGAAGGCACGCCGACGTCTGAATTTCGACAGCCCCTATGCGGCCCGTGCAGTTGTCCCCATTGTCCGAGGCACAAAGGCAAGGGTATGGGCCAACAGGCCCATGAACAGAAAGCCCAGGATCTACCGAATGTTTAGAAGCCCAGATGTACCACGGGGCTGTGAAGGCCCGTGTAAGGTACAGTCTTTCGAGTCCAGGCATGACGTGGCCCATATTGGGAAGGTGATGTGCGTTAGTGACGTGACGCGCGGGACCGGGCTGACGCATCGTGTCGGCAAGCGTTTCTGTGTCAAGTCTGTGTACGTGCTGGGTAAGGTGTGGATGGACGAGAACATCAAGACCAAAAATCACACAAATACTGTCATGTTCTTCCTTGTTCGTGGTAGGAGGCCTATTGACAAGCCTCAGGATTTCAGCGAGGTCTTCAACATGTTTGACAACGAGCCTAGCAGGGCTACCGTGATGAACATGCATCGTGATCGATATCAGGTTTTACGGAATTCACACACGACCGTGACGGGAGGAACGTATGCGTGCAGCCGGCACGCACTAGTTAGGAAGTTTATTAGGGTTAATAACTATGTTGTTTACAACCAACAAGAAGCGGGCAAGTATGAGAATCCCACAGACAATGCCCTTATGTTGTACATGGCGTCGACGCCGCATTCTAATCCTGTATATGCAACGCTGAAGATCCGGATCTATTTTTATGATTCGGTGTCCAATTAATAAACATTGAATTTTATTGAATAAGTGCGGTCTACATATTCTGTTTTGTGGATAACGTTCCACAAAACATGGTCTACTGCCCTAATTACATTGTTTAGGCTGACTACTCCTAACATGTCCAGATATTTCAGGACTGCGTCCTGAATACCCTCAAAAAAAGCCAGGTCTGAGGCTGTAAACCAGTCCAGACCTTGTAGGTTAGAAAACACTTGTGAATCTGCAGAGCTCTCCTCAGGTTGTGGTTGAATCTGATTTCGATTGTTATGATGTCCTGTTGGCTGAAAGACGGACGGACTGCGTGGTCTGTTATCTTGAAATAGAGGGGATTTGGTACCGTCCAGATAAACGCGCCATTCTCTGCTTGAGTTGCAGTGATGTACTCCCCTGTGCGTGAATCCATGGTCGTGGCAGTCGATGGAGTAGTAGTACGAGCAGCCGCACTTCAAGTCAATCCGCCTGCGTCGGATTGCTCTCTTGCACTTCCGGTGTTGCGCCTTGATTCCCGCCGGAATAGAGGGGACCTTCGAGGGTGATGAAGAGCGCATTCTTCAGAACCCAGGCTTTGAGTGCGGCGTTCTTTTCTTCTTCCAGATATTCTATATAGCTGGAGCTAGGTCCTGGATTGCAGAGGAAGATAGTGGGAATGCCGCCTTTTATGTGGACTGGCTTTCCGTATTTCGTGTTGCTTTGCCAGTCACGCTGGGCCCCCATGAACTCTTTGAAGTGCTTTAGATAGTGCGGGTCGACGTCATCAATGACGTTGTACCAAGCATCGTTGGAATAGATCTTGGGACTGAGATCTAGATGCCCGCAGAGATAGTTGTGCGTTCCCAGTGAACGCGCCCACATTGTCTTGCCCGTTCTACTATCACCCTCGATAACTATACTTATGGGTCTAAATGGCCGCGCAGCGGCACTGCAAACGTTATTTGACACCCAATCGACGAGTTCTGGCGGAACGAGATCGAATGAATTCAATGAATAAGGAGAAACAAACGGCTCTAACGGAGTTGAAAAAATCCGTTCGAGATTGGCCTTTAAATTGTGATACTGGAATAGGAAGTCCTTCGGGAGCTTTTCCCGAAGGATTGCAAGTGCGTCTTCCACGGAACCAGAATTTAGGGCCTCTGCTGCCGCATCGTGAGCTGTCTGTTGACCTCCTCGAGCAGATCGTCCATCGATCTGAAACACACCCCAGTCGATGTAATCACCGTCCTTCTCGATGTATGACTTAACGTCGGAGCTGGACTTAGCTCCCTGGAAGTTTGGGTGGAAGGTGGCGGAGCAATTAGGGTGAGTGACATCGAAGTGTCTGGGGTTTCTGAACTGGGCCTTACCCTTGAACTGGAGAAGAGCGTGGATGTGCAGAGACCCATCTTGGTGTCTCTCTTGCGCAACTCGTATGAATAATTTATCCGAAGGGCACTCTATATTTTTAAGAAGTTCAAGCATCGTGTCTTTTGAAAGAGGGCATTTTGGGAAAGTGAGGAAAACATTTTTGGCACTCACTAGAAATTTCTTGAGACGAGGCATGTTGATAGCAATCGGGTGCACTCAAAAGCTCTACGGAATCGGGTGCATTGGGTGCGCATTTATATGAAGCACCCAAATGGCAAACTCGTAATATCTCACCAAAGTCCTTTAATTTGAATTAAAGTAAACCTCTTTCCCCCTTTTGTACGACACTCTAGCGGCCATCCGTTAATATT